TCAACGTCCGGACAAGTTTGCGCGTGGCATGGATAGCATCATGAAGGCGACAAACAAAAGTCGCATAACGGTGTTGGTATCATTAGATAAAGACGATCCTGAATTACTGCAATATCACCGCGTAATGGATCACAATCCCGATCTGCGTGTTATTTGCCTGATAGGCACTTCATACGGTAAAATAGACGCTATTAACCGCGATATGCACACATTACAGGATTGGGATATACTTGTTAATTTTTCCGATGACATGGTGTTTACGGTAGATGGGTGGGATGATATAATTGAGCAGCAATTTACGGATGAGCCTTTGTTCCTGCATTTGCCAGACGGACATCAGAACGAGAATATCAGCACGATGTCAATTATGAACAAAGCGTACTACAATCAGGACGGGTATATTTACCATCCATCGTATAAGTCATTATGGTGCGATGTTGAAGCTACGGAGGTGGCAAAGTTGCGCGGTCAGCACAAATATGTTGACGTTCGCATCTTTGATCATTTGCACGTAGCATGGGGTAAGGCTGAATGGGATGCGTTGTACGTTAAGAATGAGAACCGTGAACTTTGGAATCATGACGAACAAGTTTACCACACACGTAAAGCAAACAATTATGAATTACAGCCAAAATAACGAGCAGGAAATAATCATGAATTACTTTGCCGGTAAGACTGGCAGGTTATTGGACATTGGAGCAAATGACGGTAAGACGTTCAGCAATAGTTACGCACTTATCGAACAGGGGTGGGGTGGTATCTTGGTTGAGCCATTGCCATCGTGCGTTAAAAAGTTAAAAAAGTTGCACGGTGAAAATAACAAAGTAACAATCATTGATGCTGCTATTGTTTCCGTACCTACGGACGAAAAGATAAAGTTTTACGTTAATGATCCGCACATTCCTAACGATGACGGGTTATTAAGTACGGCTGTCGTGTCCGAGAAAGATCGTTGGAAGGGATTGAACTTTAACGAGATCGAAGTTGACGCATACACCTACACTGACTTATTTGACGGTGAGAAATTCGACTTTATAAGCATCGATGCGGAAGGTATGGATTACGCGATACTTCGTCAGATCGACTTAACTAAGACGGAGTGCAAGTTATTATGCGTAGAGTTTAATGCTGTCAACCCACAGGTGTACATTGACTATTGCGCCAAACACGGAATGCAAGAAATTCACCGCAATAATGAAAATCTAATCTTTGCAAAATGGGCATAACAGATTTTAGCTTAACGCTATTAAACAAGTACCTACCAACGGTTGAAAACAAAACCGTAATGGAGTTAGGATCGCAGAACCTATATTGTTCACGCTATCCCGATTACCCATACGCGGATAAGTATTACAACAAACAAGGATTCCATTACAGTTGCATCGATCTGAACGGTGAAAACCTTGCATTGGTATTGGACTTAGCAAAGCCACAAAAGGTAGGTGTGTTTGGCGTTGTTACTGATTTCGGAACATCTGAACATGTAGGAATTGACGGCAAACATGATCCACGCGCGTTCTATAATTGTTGGCTTAATAAGCATAATATGTGCGAGGTGGGAGGATTGATCATTAGCGAAAACCCAAAGACTGGCAATTGGTTAGGTCATGGATTTAATTACGTTACCGAAGATTTCTACAAAAAATTAGCAGAGGCAAACGCTTACGAAATTTTGGAATTAGGTGAACACCCTGCGATGGGTAACACCACAGACGGATTGAACATTTATTGCGTATTGCGCAAAACATCAGACAAGTTTATGACATACCAAAAGTTCAAAACCTTATCATTCAAAACGTCATGATTTTATCAATCCTTATTCCCACAGTACCACAGCGTAAGCACTTATTTGACGGCTTAGTTAATCACATTAACAATCAGATCAACGCGCTAAATCTTCAGCACGAAGTTGAAGTGGTTAGCCATGCAGCACCGAACGGAACAATGACAACAGGCGCAAAGCGGAACATACTTGTTCAGATGGCGCGTGGTACTTACGTATGGCATATTGATGACGATGACTGGATAAGCGAAACAGCTATTGCGGACGTGGTTAACGAATTACAGACAGCACCGGATGCTTTAGCGATAAACGGAACATGGACAGAGAATGGCAGGAAGTTAACGCGCTGGTTTATTAGCAAAGACAATCCATATTGCGCTGCTATTGTTGACGGGGTGGAGGTGTTCTTGAGACATCCGAACCACATTACACCGATGAAGCGTGATATAGCCGTGCAAGTGCCATTTAACGACATTAGCAATATGGAGGATTACTATTTTAGTATGAAGTTAAAGGAATTGCAGTTGATTAAGACCGAAGTGAAGATTGACAAACCGATTTACGAATACCGATACAGTACACATGATAAACTATACTAATACAGCAATAGTAAACTTTTCCAACGATCAGGAGCGGTATAAGTTAGGACAGAAGCGACAAATGCAGTCGTTGTCTGCAATCGGTTACAAAGGCTCATATTACTCTTATTCGTCATTTACTGATATTGGCAGCCCATCACATAAAGAAATACCTTATGCCTTTAAACCGTATGCGATTAAGAAAGTTCGAGATATGGGATATAAGCGCGTAATATGGATGGATGCACCCGTGTATGCTGTTAAACCAATAGATCACTTTTTAACTGACGTACATAATCGCGGTGCGTTGTTCTTTGACAACATAGGCTATTCATTAGGGGATTATACATCAGATAAGTGCTTAGATTTGATGGGTATTAATCGGAACGACTCATTCGGAATTCCTATGATCATGGCTTGTTTAATGGGCTTTGACTTTACCAATGAAAAGACGTGTGCTATTTTTGATGAGTACCTTCAACGCGCTGACTTAGATCACTACGGAGGTGCATGGGACAATCACGACTTATCCGTAAGCGAAGATAGGCGCGTAAAGGGACATAGACATGATCAGTCCGTAATGTCTGCTATATTGCACAACAACGGAATAAAGCCATTAACACCGCATAAGACGTGGTTCGCCTATTACGGCAACGCTGGTCATTTACCACACGCAGCAACTGTTTGTTTACTTTCTCAAGGGTTTTAATATGATTAACATAAAAAGCTTTGACATCCGATGATTTACAACCTAACCGAACATACCAAGCAAATTAAAGCGTGTACGACTGAAGTCGTGCAAGTGGGATGCACTAACGTTGAACTGCATATGACTTTACTTAACATATGCAGACGCCACAAAAAGGTGTTGATAACGTTCTACATGAACGAAACGGAGAAACAAACTTCCGACTATCACGGCACATACCATATACAACGCAAATGGATCAGCGATATTGATCTTAGTAAATATAACTACGTAATAATTAACAAATGATTCATCAACTATACATCAACGCCTTAATCGGAATAGCATCTTATTGGTTTGTCGGCATGACGTTAATACCGTCTCAAATCCTGCTCAAGTACACCGGCAAAATACACATGAAGCCGTTTACCTGCGAGTTGTGCATGGCTTGGTGGGTAGCCTTAGCCGTTAACATTACGCTTTTCTGTAATTTTAGTGATATTAAGTCCATCGTAATAACGGTACTCATGAGCGCGTTTGCTTCGTTTGTTGCCGTTTTAGGAATGGAATTCCATAAAAAGCTACAGCGATGACCGAAGCACAATACAACTTTTTAGCACCGCACATGGATGCTATTAAGCGTTTCAAGTCAGTAGGGCAGGAGGTCAGCACCGCACCGCGTGAACCGATGCAACAAGTGTACATGGAAATATACAAGGAGTTGTTACCACTATCCTGTTCATCCTGCATTAGACATTTATACGAACGAATAAACGAACACATAGAAGAATATGAGCGAAACAGGTAGAGACGAAAAGGGAAGATTTACAGAGCGTAACATTTGGTCGCTAATCAAAAAAAATGTAGGCAGACCGCGTTTGTGGGAAACACCCGAAGAACTTTTAGCAGCTGGTTTATCTTATTTTGAATGGGCAGATGACGTTTACAAGGGTAAATATGCCGAAGCGGATATGCGTTTGTATTTAGGATTTCATAACCGCACATCTTGGCATGACTACAAACATAATCCCGAATTTGCGAACGTTATATACATATTAGAATCGATCATGGAGGGTGATACCGAGAAGAAGCTAATGTGGGCAGCATCGACTCAGGGCGCGATATTCAAATTGAAAAACAAATTCGGTTGGAAGGACGAAGTAACCCAAAACCAAAACATAACTAATGTCCAAGCATCTTTCGGTGAAGTTGTACCGTCCGCATCAGAATCAGCAAAAGATTCATGATTCAATAAACGGTAGTAACCACAAATACTACGTGCTTAACATTGGTCGTCAATTCGGTAAAACGATGTTGGCGATGAATCAACTATTTTATTGGATGTTCAACAATAGCGGCTGCAAATGCGCGTGGATTTCACCCGTTTACAAGCAGTCAAAGAAAGTATTTGAAGAAATGGTGTTGGCATTTGAAGGTACGGGATTAATCGAAAAGAATGCAACGGAGTTAACTATTAAGATCGGCAAATCTTCGCTTCAATTTTTCAGCGCGGAACGTTACGACAACATCCGAGGCTTTACCTTTGACTACCTTGTATGCGATGAGTTTGCATTTATGGACGAAGCAGCATGGACGGAGGTGCTACGTGCTACGGTGCTTGTCAAAGGTCGCAAGGTATTACTGATTAGCACACCAAAGGGCAAAAACCACTTTTATAATCTGTATAACTTGTCAGGGGTTAACGATCAATATAAGTCGTTCCGGATGAGTTCTTACGACAACCCGTTAATCAATCCACAGGAAATTGACGATGCGCGGTTGACATTACCTGACCATGTATTTAGGCAGGAATACTTAGCGGAGTTTATCGACGGTGGTGCGGGTATCTTTGCGCCAAAGTGGGAAGAGGCTGCAGGTGGCACACGATTCTTTGCAGGTGTCGACTTAGGTAGGGCGGATGACTATTCTGTATTGTCGATATTCAACGAGCAAGGCAAACAGGTGTATATTAACCGATGGAGGCATAACACGTGGGCAAACATTACACGCGAGATTACAACCGTAATCAATCAATTTAACGCACGTGCATTTGTCGAGGTTAACAGTATCGGTGATGCTTTGATAGATCAGATTAAGCAGCAATGCCGTAACCCACAAAACATAGAACCTTTTGTAACAACGAGCAAGTCAAAGAATGACGCGATTGAGCAGTTAGCGGTTGCTACACAAAATGGTGAGGTAACATTCTTACCGGTAGATTGGTTGCAAAAGGAGTTCGACGTGTTTACCTTTGAGTACAATGCGAAAAGCAGAACGATCAAATACGGTGCTCCATATGGATTCCACGATGACGGTGTAATGGCTACGGCAATAGCGTATAATTGCTTCAAAGAAAGTAAAGGACATCAATTCTCAATACGATATTAACATGAACTATCAAAAATTAAAAGCAGGTCAATTAGGCGACTTTTTCCGCATTGCAGCCGTACAACCCAAAGACGAAATAGAGCAATTAGATAAAGACGTATCGTTGCTATCCATGATTCACGGAAAGCCTGACAGCTACTTCACGAACTTGTCATTCAAAAATTTTAACGAATACCGAAAACAGTTGTATGCTTTGCTATCCGTAGAGCCATCAGCGCGTTACATCCCTGCATTTAAGGTTAATGGTTATAAATTCACGTGCCTACCTAACGTAAACACAATCAAAGTGCATCACGAGCAAGATGTAAAGATGCTGCGATTGAATGCGGACAACCTATATGACAAGCTACCGTACATCGTCGCTATCTTTTCAGAGCAACGTAAGCAGCTATTTAAAAAGAATCTGTCATTTGTTGATAAGTGCGAACTATTCAAAAAACACCTACCTGCAGACGTGGCAATCGGTATCGCGCTTTTTTTTTGCGCGGCATCAAAGAAACTCGAACCGCTTATCGCAACTTATTTGGAGCAACTAACCGACAAACTGGAAGCGGAGGTGAACAAGGCGTTAGCATCCATGAACATTGGGGATGGCAACTAAACATCTACGAGATCACGAACGGGGATAAGACAAAAGAGGATGCGTATTGGAACATGACGCTGATTGAGTGGTACAACCGCTTGGCACTAATGAAAGACGTGCAGGATGACCACAAAGAGCGGATGGAGGCGATAAAGCAGAAGATGCAGGTACGCTAAACGTTAACCCGTTCATGTAATTTTATAGGCATGGCGGTAACAGGCGGCAATCCCGATGACTTTGTATTCGACACCCTTACAACATGGGCGCAAAATGTCGTTAACGATATCCGGAACAACCTTACCAAAAAAGATCCGTTTCTTGGCGATTCCGATTTAGCGCAATCGATCACACCGCAGGTAGAGCGTACGGATGATGGCTACGTGTTGACCATCACCATGAACGACTATTGGAAGTATGTCGATCAGGGACGTAAACCAACAAGGTCAAGTGGGGATGGATCAGTACGTAAAAATTTATTGTTGTGGATCAGTAAACGCGGAATTGCACCACAATTAAAGCAAAAGGTATTAAACAAAAAGACGGGTAAATACTACACACGCACTTTCAAAAGTTCTTTGGAATGGCGCGATTCTTTGTCCTATGCGATTGCTTCAAAGATTCACAAGAAAGGATTTGTTAGCAGAGGCAAAGGATTTTTTTCAGAGGTGTGGCAAGAGGAAAACATAAATGAATTGCTTCAGACATTACTAACCGAAAGCGGTGAGGTGTTTGTGGCGCAAATACTTGAAGATTAATGGCTATTAACATTACAGATCAACCCGAAGACTGGACACCCGTATACAACGATATGCGGTTTGTAATCGCATCTACCAACACAACGCAACCTAACTTTCGCTACGTTGCGGACGTGTATGTGTCAGGTGTCGCAGGTTCTACACGATTAACCTTTGACGCTAATCCAATTACCGGATACGGTGTTGTGGATATATCCGCTATTATTAAGTCCTACATTAGTTCTGACTTTAATACATCGGTGTACGGCTTTCAGCGTTGCACAAATAGCTACAAAGCGTATGAGGTCGAATTTGGTGAGCAATATGGCACAACGGTAACGACTTATCCTAATGTAACGTCAACGGGTGTTAAGTATGCTTGGAATGCATCTTTGAGCGCGGAGTTGCTGCAAAGTTATACATCATCGACATACTTGGTGAGCAGCGGTGTGCTGTTAACAAATCAACCGGAGCGTCAAAAGTTTACAAGCGACGAAGATCAAAGGTGGCTATACTTTATAAACGACACGTCAGGCAGCGCGTACTATTTGAAATGCACTACATTCGATTCAGCAGGTAGTACAATAGGCACATACCTTATCGAGAATCCATATCAGGCAAGTACGTCTATTAATTTAGATAAATTATTGCGTGTCGGTGTTGGTGTGCATGATTTGAACAATTCAACATTAGCGAGTGGATCGCAGCCCGTAATTGATAGCAGCGTGGAATCTTATGAGGTTCAAATTGTAAACTACGCACAGAACAACGGCACTTCGTCGTATTTCTTTGACCGTGAATGTCAGGCACGTGAGCAAGACCCTATTAACGTTTACTTCCTGAATGAATTAGGCGGATATGATATGTACCCGTTCAAGTATCGCAGGTCGCTAAGCAATAACATCGAGCGTACATTTATTGAGCAGAACCACGGTAAGTTAACAGATAGCCTGTGGAATCAGAACACAACAAATAGAGGTAAGAAACAGATTTACACGAGCATTACAAACACGCTGAATGTAACATCTGACTTTATCAACAATTACGAGACAGCTAAATGGATCGGTGAGTTGGTAGCATCTCCTGACGTGTACTACTATGAAACAGTTAGCAACATTTACATTCCTTTGATCTGTACAGTTAACAACTACGAGTCTAAGTACCGTAACTGGGATGGTATGTGGGAGTTGAAGTTGACTTTTGAGTATGCAAATAAAAAAGTAAGGCAAAACGGATGAAAACCGAACTATACATAAACGGCACACGTGTTAACTTATCGCAAGAGGTTAACGCATCGCTTAACTACG